AACGCGACAAGGCCAGTGCCTTATAGATATGTTAACGTTTGTCCTGCTGATAGCAGTACTCACTATGATATTATACGATATAATGCAAAGTGGATGCTCCACAACGCATACTCAACATCATCACCACTATATGACGATGAGAGAACCAAATACGTAAACCAATCAGCAAGTATTGATCCTGGAAAGGACATTATAGAAATTGGGGACGTGAATGCAAGTACAACCACATTCCAGCAGGACGCACCCGCTGCGGTCGCCAAATTCCCAGATTCTAAGGAAATAAATCATGATCTTATTATACCACAAGTTGTGACACCTGTTCAAGATATAAAGGAATTCTTAAGAAGACCAATTATTTTACGACAAGGAACTATAACCACTGCCATGAGTGGTCAATTTGTGGCGCTTGATTTACCTCGAGAGATGCTTGAGAACGTATTGTACAGAGACAAAGTTGCAGGTTTTCTAAATTTTAGAGCAAAGACTATTATTACCTTGCAAGTTAATGCCAACAGGTTTGTCCAGGGCAGAATTATTATGCACTTCTTACCTCAGGCACAAGTTCAAGGGATGTTCCCTGCTAATAGGAATTTAACGCTCACTCAGAAAACTTCGCAACCACATGTTCAAATGGACATTGCCACGCAAACGGAGGCCACCATTGAGATTCCCTGGGTTAGTCCCAAGTTGTATTTTGATATGACGACAGGAAACGGACCTTTAGGAGGTGTTTATATATCAATGTATTCCCCAATGTTAAAGGGCACAGGAGCGGGAGACCCAGATTATACCGTATGGGGACACTATGAGGATGTCGAATTGGAAATACCCACTTTCACTCCTTTTTATACTCAAGGTGGTTTTAAATCAAAGACCAAGAATACTTCTGATAAAGAAAAGGATGCTCTTCAAGTGACGACCATGGGCGCAGGATCTTTGATCCAAAGCGCTAAAAAGACTATAGGGTTAGCAGTACCTTTGCTAGCGAGCCTCGCTGGAGTGCCCACCTGGGCAACTGATATTATTGCCG